TTACAATATGAAAACTTCCTACAAATAGAGAAGATATATTTAATCCATCTACTCTAGCTTCATACTTTACATTCTCCCCTATGTTTGGATTATTATTTTCATCACTTACAAGCAGCGGAGCTACTGCAGGAAGAAAATTCTTTCCATCCTCTGTAGGAAGAAGATAGTATCTAAAGCTTGCTCCTTGTACTCGTGTTTCCCATTCACTTGTTTGATGGATTATTCGTCTTGTGCGCTCATGTTGAAATTTTCCAATTACAAGAACTCCATCATGAGTCTTAGAACCAAAATCAAAGTTAACTACTTTAACTGTACCATCATTAAGAAGAAAACCAATATTCTTTTTTGGTAATTGAGCTAAGGATTGTTGAACACTTAGTTGAGAATAAGGAGTTCCTGCAAGATCAGTATAAGTATTTCCTAATAGATCTATGTATCTTCTTATTCCATAAAAATTAGGAGTAGAAAAATCAAAACAATCTACATGATTTATTTTAAACTTCCCCCAACGCTTTAAAGCAAAATCGTATGCAAGTGCATGAGTAAAACTTCCTGTAGTTATTCCATAAGAAATTACAAGATATCGACTTCCTACAAATACAATTTTTGTTCTTACTTGAGAAGTCAAATAAGAGAGAGTAAATTGCAATGTAATTTCACTGAAATCTTCAAATATTTCTCCTGCAAGAAAATCACTTAATTCAGGAAATAATTCTGTTGCTTCTATCTTATTTACCTTCTGAACTCCTGCACTTGTAAGAGCATAATGAAAAGCAGAATTAGATTCAAAAGTTACCTGCTCTACATCAGTAATTCCATTACTTCCTGCAATTTCTTTAAATGTAAATGGAAAACGAATGTTACCACTGTAAGATGCTCCTACAGCATTCTTAATTGTATACACTACGAAGCCATTTATAAGAGGAAGACAGGCTACAACTCTTCCTTTTGCATCTGTTACGGCACCACTTCCTGCGCCTGTTTGCAGAGAAGGAACAAAATCTGTTTCCAGTGTTGCATTACTCCAATATACTGTTTTACTATCATAAGCAATCATATAACCATTACTTTGTGTAATACCAAGAATATTAGTTGCAACTAATCCAGCAAGAACTACAGGAACTAGACTTTGAACTCCTGCAATATTTTGATATTGATAACATCCTACTTTTTCAAAATAAATATATTGATTACCTCTAATATAAGCAGTTGTAACTATTGGTTTTTTAGCAAAAGTTCCTGAGACAAAAGGAGATACAGATTTCCAAGTGTTAGGAACTATAGAAGCATCATAAATGTAATTACTTGCACTTCCTGAGTCTCCAAGCCCTAAAGAATAAAGAAATTGGTTATCATTAGTATCTTTAATCGAAACCGCTCGATCAAAAGAAGTTATTCCTACAAGTCCAGCAATAACTGAATCATAACCTATACTTTGGAAACCATGGCCGGTTGGAACTACATTATGGCCATAAAAGATTTGAGGAATTCCACGATCTTTATCTGCATCTTCACTACTTTGCACCTGACGATTATAATTCATATCAAGTCCATTAATTATACAAGTTCTTCCCCAGAAACTGCTGGAGAAGGGATAATTTGCTGCAGAAAGATTTACTCTTGCTGAGTATTGAGTCATTAGCTTCTATAATTCCGCATCCGCTGTTACATGAAGTACTAATGCATTACCAACAACAGTTCCAGCATTTCCTGTACATTGAATATAAAAATGACGATCTGAAGCAGTAACTACTGTTGCTGTGCAGCCTCCTGCAATTAGATCTGTTACTTGAGCATTTGCAGCAGAAGGATTATAAGTAACTATTGTAGGATTAGTAATTCGTTTATTAACTTTAAATGGATATGTGTTTGAAAATTCAACTGCTGCTCCTGCTCTTGTTGCAGGAAAAGTATGTTCTCCTGTACCTGTTCCTATATTTTGTGCTGGGGCTTGAGCAGGAAAAAAACTTTTTTCATAATATCTTTGACAAAGAAGTAACTCTTCTTGCAAAGTACGATATTCAAATTTACTTGGTATACTTCCTACTTCAAGTTGAACAAGAGCAATTTGAAAAAAGTTTCCTATTGTATCTATTGAATTAACTTGATTAGCAGAAGCAAGAAAATTTCCTACTGTCCAGATATTAGCAGGAGTTTGAAAATTAGTTCCTATTGCTTTTGAAAAAGATATTGAAAGACCTGCACCTGTAGTATAATTCCAAGCACCTGCTGCAGGAGAAGCTGGAATCGCAATTGATTCAAATTCCCAAACAAAACTTGCTGCTTGGGAATACTCTGCAATATAAGATTGATTTTGACCAGAATTTTGAAGTGCAACACAATAAGTTCCTACTTTTGTATGTCTATGCCAAAAACTAATAACAAGTGGTAATTGAGCAAGAAGTTTAAAATTATAACCTTCAATTATATGTTGAATAGCATTAAAATCAGCAACAGCTATAGGTGTTTCGGCAGTAGTTACAGTTGTTTGCAAGCAATTAATTGCAAATACATCCATTGTTCTATTCTTATAACTTATGCCAAAAGTTGGAGCATCAGCTAATTTTCCTGCATTTTCAATCATTGTTCCATTTTTAATATATTTAAATCTATCTGCAATATAACTATTATTAGCTACTCCTGCAAAAGATATTCCTCTTTGCCATGGATTTGTGTCAAAATCTCCTCCTATAATTGCATTCTTTCTGAATACATTTACTCCTGGAAAACCACCCCCGCCTACGAGAGTACTAATGTAGCCCTTCAGCGCACGAAATTCTGCGGCTGCAGTACTTGCATCTACTGTATCAAATGGATTTGTTATATCTGTAGGATCAGGGGTATAAGCCATACAGTATTACTCCTACTCTTGAAGTGTCGGTGGAAGATCGATAGGAACTCCTAATGCTTTCATATCTGCAAGTAGCGCATCCATCCCTTCTAGCTGCTTTTGAAATCCTTTCCTTGCTGCAAGAACTTCTGCAATATTCAGAGGACCTAAATCAGGCATAAGAATTGCACCTGTATCAGGATTAAACTTTTGAACGAATACAACTGCAACTCCATCAACTCCTTCTTTTGTACCTCCCATCTTATGAAGTTCAATTGCCCCTTTCTTCTTGAGTTCTATATATCTCATTGGATCAATTTGCATTTGCTTCTCCTAAAGAAAAAAACTCTTTTGTTAGCACTTTAAACAGCGTGGCTAACTATAACGCTATCTTATACGTCTGGCGCGCATAGCTCCATAAGCTTTTAGTGTACTAACTGTGAAGGTACCTTGTGCTACAAGAAATATAGTAGTACTTCCAGACAAACTAAATCGAGTAGTTGGCATTGTCCATGATTGATCACTTCCAGCAGTAGGTACAGTTGCTGCTGTTTCATAATCAAAGAAAGAACCAAGAATTCCTGATAATGTAGCACTGGTAGCACTCCAATTACCAATTAAATTAGTGTAACTAGTAGTTGCTCCAAATAGAAATGAAAGAGTTCCTGTTACATCCCAATCGCCTGCTCCTAGCGTCAGGCTGATGATATTTGCAGGTGTAACAGTAGTTAAAGCAACCGCAGAACCACTTCCTAAATTCGTACTGGAGAATTCTCCATATTGTCCTGATGCTGCATTATCATTTGTAGCTGTTCCTACAATTGCAACACCCGCAGAAGAACTAGCTCCAAGAATCGGTTGTCCACCATTAGAACCTGTGGCTGTAAGATTACGAGTAACAGAAGCTGTATGAGTAATTTCAAACTGTTTTAGACTCTCACTTCCACCAGAATAAAAAATATGAGAATTAGCATTAACAATATAACCTATTCCAGCTCCAGCAACTGAAGCTAAAATAAGCGCATTTCTTGAACTAGCCAAACCACCAGATAAATGAAGAGGTATATCAACACTTCCATTATGATCTATTAAAACCTGAATTGTTCCATTATTTGTTTTAAGTGATACTGATCCAGTCGTGCCAGAGTCAATGATGGGAGTAAATACATGAGCAATTCGCGAAGTTGCCTTTCCTATATCCTGAACATTATCTCCTCCACTAGGAAAAAAATGTGCAGTTGTAGCTTCAATTTGCCACTTTGCAACATCTAATCCAAAACTAAGAGGTGCAGCGGCAGCACTTGAAAGTACTTGTGCTGTTACAACTAATGGTGTTATCAGACTTACTGAAGGATTTGCACTTCCTGTAACAATTAATCCAGTTGAATCAAATCTTGCTCTTTGAACTCCACTAATACTTACACCTATTTGATTTGCTGCTGGACGATAAAATCCGCTAGTTACATCTCCTGCAAATGTAATTGCTGGAGCTACTACAGTTCCTGCTCCTAACGCAAGGGAAAGAAATGTAAATGCAGCAGCATTCCATCTTCCTGCTGCTGGAGCTGAATTTGGCTGAATAATTGTACTTCCATTATCTGGTCTTGCATCTCCTGCATTCCAACTATATAAATCTCCTAAGCTATCTCCTACAGCCGCTCCATAATCTACACTTACTGTAGCATTACCTGTAGGAACTGAAAGATTCTTCAGGTCTGCAATACCATTTACTGCATATACATTCCTTTGAGGGGCTGTTGCAAATACATTTCCCCATGCACTACTCATTATATTCTCTCCTCATAATTCCTCATACTCACATTCCTTGAGCAGGCAAACCAATTGTACGTATTTGCTGCACCATTTCTGGAAGCCAATTGCGAGTAATATCATCTCCTTGATCTTTATGCCCAATAATGCCACTGAGAAGCATGGCAGAGGCTTTGAAGACAATTGCGTAAGGAACATTAGCAGCAATCCAAGAGTCAAAGATTGCTGGATCTATATTTGGATTTCTATAATATCCTGCAAGAAGATGTTGTATTTGTGTCCCACTACGTAAATTTACTGTTGTTCCTGCAATATATACTTGATCCAACTTTTCTAACTGGTATGAATCAAACAGAAGATTTGGATCATTTATAATTGTAAATCTATCTCCTGCTTGACCTGTTGCAAGCTGAGTAAGATTATTAACCCCTGCAGGATCATATTTACGTACATAATTTAGAGTTCTGAAATTCGGAAAATATTGTCCTACATCAAATTGAAAAAAGAATCCAGCAGTTAGAAAATCTATTGTAACATCTACAAGATCTTTATGATAAAAATCTGCTTGATGAAAAGTAAGAGTAGCGGCCTGAATTGCGATTTTTGTTTCATTCGCAAGTCCAGACCGCCCTGTAAGGCCAATTACAGCATCATAAATCAATTGATAGGCAGCAGAATTTGCCATTCCATCTTACTCCTATCTTCTTACCTTTATCTTCCGCTTCTTTGACGAAGAGAATCCGGAATACGAGCATTTGAAGGCATTACATTACTTGTATCTGATTTTCCTGTATCCGCCGGGGCTTGGCTTTGCATAACTTCATCAATTTTATCTGTCGTAATTCCAAGACTTGTAGAAAGTTTCTCTCTAAGTTTTGTATATAATTCAGCTCCGATATCTTTTTCAACTCTCTTACGCAAAGAACCTAAAGGATCAAAAAGAGCTTCAGCAGCATCTATTTCTGCTTTATTTGCTCTCTTCACATATGGATTTCCATTTGCAATTTCTGTATCCAGATACTCGATATCTTCAACTACATTCGTTTTAAATAGCCCTTTTACAAAACCTAACTTTTTTCCGTCCGGCCGAAAGAAACTAGCATTTGAAAGACTTCCAACAAAAATAACTGAATCTTCCTGTCTTGTATTTCCTATGCGAGGTGTTGTAGGCAACTGAGTGAGAGAAGGAACTTGAAGATTAGATTCCATGATTTTATTTCCTTAAGGTTTGAACTGCATCACATGCTTCATGCTTGCTTGTTTGCAAGAAAAAAGAAGGCACCAAGAAGTCTGGCAACTCCTTGATGCCTTTATCCTCAGCTTGCTCTGAGAAAGTCGATTCTTTACCCGGCTGCCGCTGCAGTAAGGTTGGTCATAATTGCAAAAGCAGGAGGATTTTTGATTACAGTAGTAAGTTCTGTAGTCAGCGTTCCTCCAGTTGCATCAATACCATTGTCTTGTGCAGTTTCATCTTCCGGCTGTCCAGTTGAAGTCATTGGATTGAAAGGAAGATGCTGCGTCTTTCTATCCCCCAAGTAAGCAAGACGGAAAGTATTCAGATCTACTGCAATTGCATATTTACTCCAGCTAGCATTCGTATTAAACAGTGGATGCTCGATAATTCTGAATGTTCCTCTTGCAATCTTGATGGTAGAGAACTGAAGCCCCCAACTAGTTTGTCCATCTACCATAAAGTAAGTTCCATTCAGACGACCGATGTTGTTAATTACTTTCTTGGCTGTACCTCCTACAAACAGAACTCTTTCATTCGCATATTTTGGATCAGTTGCTTGATTAAATGCAGGATCAAAAGCAGCTTCAAATTGCGTATAATTTGTCGTGCCCCCTGCAACTGTTACATTTGTACTTGCATAGGTGGGAGGATAGTAAGCAAGATTACTCACAATGCTTACTATTCCATCCATCATATGAAATGGCTGCCCGTTTCGAGTACCTTGAAACTTCTGACCAAAGAAAATTGCTTTTTCAATATCCGCAGCATGAAAAGCTGCACAATCCATCTTGTTTTCTGCAATATTAGTATCTCCAGCAATCATCTGAGTAGCAGCAACACTACCACTGATAGCCCAAGTATTGCGGAAGATTTGCGTAAGATTAGTTACACGCAGTGGATTGATTGCAAGTGCAGTAGGCCGAAGGCTTGCTTCTTCAAAAGCATTACCCACTTGCCACATATTACCGTTTGCAGCCACTGCTTGTGCAGCAATCGTACCTACGCCGCGAGTTACAGATACTTGCGTTGCGGAGAGAATAGCATTTACAATTATATTCTCGCCTGTGGTATCCACTCTCATAATCATGCCGGGAAGTACATTCACTGTGCTTGTAACTGTAAACGTTGTATCCCCTGCAGTTTGACCTGCAGCAGTAGCTGTAAGTTGTGGAAAGAGCATAGTTTTACTGAAGAATCCATGCTCAATTTGAGCTGCAATTTCGCTCTCCAACATACTGGTAAGGCCAAACAGCGGCGCCGTACCATTAGGCATTAGACGAGTAATCATTCCTTCAAATGATTTCCTCGCCAAATCTTGTGTGAAGAGTTGACTGGTAAAAATTCCTGCACTCATTTAAATACTCCTGAAGTTTGAGGAAAGGTTAAGAAGCAAGAAGGATTGATTACTCAGGCCGTAGAACTTCTCAGTCCATCAAACTTGACTTCAGGACTGAAGGTAAGATTTGCAGCAGTAATAAGAGCAGTAGAGTTTTGCGACAGTGTTGCACCTGTTAAAACTCCTTGTCCATGAGTTACACCTACAATGCTTGTTGCAGCAGCAATACCTGCAGCAGCAGTTACAAGCATTCCAGGAGTTACTGTTCCTACTGGTTGTGATACTGTAAAAGTAACAACAGTAGAAGCATTAGGAACACTGGCATTAATTACTTGCAGATTTGTAGTATTTCTTACAGTAACTCGATATTCTCTTACAAGAGAAGCAGCACAGTTAAGTACTCCGCTTCCTCCTGTACCTGCAGTTACACCTGTTGCACCTGCTGCAAAAGTCATTGCTTGAGCAACAAGATTAATAAACAAGAATCTGAAACTAAGTCCTGTAATTGCATCCACATTCGCTAGAGCTGCCCAAGGCTTTGTAGGATCAGGACTTAGAGGATTGTAGTTAAATCCAGATGCAAGAGCTCCGATTATATTTTGCCCAATATCTGTAGTATCTGTATAGCCACCCGCAGGACCAGTACGAAGAATTGTGCCTGTTGCAATAGCAGCAGCAAGCCAAGTACCTGCTCCTACAGTAGTAAGTGCTGAATCAGAATCTCCAAACGCGAGTAAATCTCCAGGAGATACTGTCCTGTCAAATATACCGCCTTCTCTTACCATCGCTCTTGCAAGCATTTCAGTAATCTCCTAAAGTTAAAAACTGTGAATTACGAAGTTAATTCTATTTCGGTAATCCTGCCCCTAAATCTGAACCTGCAAATTCGCTCCAGTTATCATCTCCAAGACCAGCAGTTCCAGTTCCTTTTTCCTTGGCTGCTGCTAGTGCTCTTCCTGAAGCAATTTCGCCAAATCCGAGAAGATACTTCCTTACATTTTCTGATATTTGCAATGCACTTGCTTTCGGATATTTTTCTGTCATTTGCATCTCAAGCAATTCAACTAATGGTTGAACTGAAGGATGAGATAAAAATTCTGCATTATCTCCACTACGGAGCGATTCATTTACATTCTGACGTTTAATTAGACTTGGTAACGAGGCTTTGAATGCTTCTGCTTGCTTTTTAAGCGCTGCTTCAATAAGTTTAGCACTCATTGAAGAGGATTGGACAAATGAGGATTGTGAAACACTGTTGAGAATTTCTGCAAGGGCTGCTACATCTCCCTTTAAAGCTTTCTCAGCAAGTTCTGGTTTTACTGCTTTTGTAAAGTCTAAGCCTTTTGCTGCTTCTGCAAGCTTAGTTGGGTCAAGATCAAAAGTAATTGCTTGATTTGTCTTTACTCTTGATGCTTCATCAGTTTGCCACAGATCAACAAAGCCTGCGAGCGGTGATTTATCATCTTCAGGCTTTGGAGCACCATCTCCAAAAGCAGCCGGCTTTGCTCCGTCACCTGCAGTCTTAGTATCTTTTCCTGGTACAGTAGCATTATCTCCGCTCGGCTTTGCTTGGACTCCTGCTGCATGTCTTGCATTAGACATCAAAGTATTCATTAAATCCATTGCGCCTGGCATGATTTTATTCCTCTACTGGTTGAGTTAAAAGAACTGCTGAAGCTGTTTGCTGGTTTGGACGACGAATTTCTGCTACTTCTCGCTCTTCAGAGAGCGCAACAAGATGAAGAAGAATTCCAATTTGACCTTGAAGTTCTGCTTCACGTTGAACGAAAGCAAGTTGATTTAATGGATCAAATTTAAGCATACTTTTTTCTACTGCTGCATCTGCTGCAAGAGTCTGATATAACTGCTTTTGCAGTGGCATAAGTCTTGTTGCTGCTTTTAATTCATCCTCACTGAAGGTGTAGGAATCAAAACCTGTTGCTTTTCTTCTAGGCATTAGGAACTCCAGTAGCTCCTACTGCTGGAGGATTTGCTTGAGGTAAATTGCTTGAAGGAGTTCCTGTGCCATTAGGCTTTGCACTTCCACTACTTCCTGCTGCTGATGCAGAAGCTGCTGCAATCTGCTCCTGCAAAGTTGCTGTAGGCTTTGCACCTGCATCCATTGCTTGTTTTCTCTGCATTTCATCTACCACAGATTGTGGAATCTGAGGCATAGGAGTACTGAATGTACCTCCTTTTTGAAGAGCAAGCATAGCCATTTGAGACCACTGATTCATTTGCTGTTGGAAAAGAACTAAATCTTGAGGTTTCTGGAAGTCTTTTACATCAGCTCCTTGAAGTTTCATAAGATATGAGATTAAATCTCCTACATCATATTCTTGTTGTAGCTCCTTACTATTCCCTAGCATATTCATAAATGTATTCCAAGCATCTACATTCATTATTTTATCTGTAGGAACAAGACCATCTGCAACTTCAAATTCAATTGCAGCTTGGCGAAGCACAAGAGGATCTACTTTTACATGCATTTTCTTTGAAGGAGAATAAATAGTTTTTTCATCTTGAAATTGAAGAATGTTAAGAAGAATTATTTCTTTCACTGTTGTAAATACTTGGTGCTCTTGAAGAAGAGCGACTGTTTGATTTCTCCAATTTGCATGACCCATTACATCTTCATATTCATGCTTTGTACGATTACCTTTTATGAAGGAACCTTGATATGGAGGATTTTGTCCATTTGCTCGATCCGCGAATTTATTTACAAGTTCTGCTTCTGCATGGAAAGATGTAGAAAGTTCATCCTTGTATGGAATAGGATAATAAGCTTCTGAAAGCGGTTTGCCATAAGCTGCAGGACGTACTGGCATCTTTGCAGAAGGATTTGGAGAATTAATTACAGTTTCACTAACACGGGATGGATCATAGAGTCCTCTATCCATAACCGCTCTACGTTTGGAAGCAGTGGATGCGTTCCATAAAGCTGTTTGGTATTGTTGGAACGGGAGAGCATTTTGGGCAAAACTCTTTGTTTGAAACTGAAGTCCATCTTCAAGAGGTTGTCCGAAGATAATGGGGATATAATCATGAGCATTACTCAACCTTTCTGCGTAAAGTACTACTTGATTGTTGATAATTACAAACTTCCATACTTGAGGAGTATTTTCTTCTGGAACCATCATTCCAAAATCATTAGGCAGGATTCTTGCGTATAGAATAAATTTCTGATACATATTCTTATACCTAATCCTCTGCTTCCTTGGATCATTTGTAGCCCAAGATAGCCAGTCAAAAGACTGCAGAGGATTGCGATCAAGTAAAGCCGCAGGATTAATCTGAGGAAGATAGAAATGAGCATAACTACTTGCTGAATTTATTCCTGCAG